CCAGTCATGAACTGCTGTGCAAGCATAATCAAACGACGACCGCACTCACCAATACCTTTTTCAACAATTGCCAATTTGTCTGAAACACGAGCATTAGCAGCGTCCTGAATGATTGCTGCTTCTGTTGCTGTGCGACGGATTTCCGGTATTCCACCACCCTGATATTCGTTAAGTCCAGAGACTGAACGAATATCGTCAGAAATCAATTGCGATTGGTTGTAAAACTCTGGTGGGTTAATTACTGCTGGCATCGGCGTAATTACATTGTTGATTCCCTCATCGGAAACAACTGGCACCATTACGTTGTCTTCATCCGATTCAAGGGCATTGCGACCATCTGTATCAAATGCTGTTTCTTTATATAGCCACTTACGAGAGAACCGTTTACGGTGGTTCATCATCTGTGTACGAGTCAGATTCAATTCATGCTGTAGTGGTTCAATTGCTTCTAATTCACCCATTGGGTAAAAATGGTCTGGCACATCGTAGTTGCGAATCATTGTGTACGGATGTCCAAACAAGAAAGGCATCTTTGTTGGTGAAACAAGAAACTTGTCTGAACCATCACAGAACACGGACATTGTGTTTTTATCAATGTCGTACCATTCCCAAACTTCAACATATGAGTTGTCTTTATCCGTTGACATTCGTGGACGGAACTGGTCTTGTCCCCACTTTGAGTAATGCGAAGGCGCTGCGTCCGCGCGCGCAGAAGCATTGTATCGTTTATCTTTTTTTACGTCTTCTAGGGGACGACGAATGCGTTGGGCAATCCAACGAATGTTGTCCATTGATGTTGCATCTGGGTCAACATACATATCAAACAGAGAAACACGCTCGATAAATGCTCTATCTTCTTTAATAATTAATTCTGACTCAACAGCCCCTTCTGGGCCAGGAGTTGTTAATTCATCATACGAATCAAAGTTGGGCGTGTCATCTTTTGCTTTTTCTTCTTCAACATAGCGATAACCAGTTTTAACCCAACCATGTCCACAAATAAGAAAATCTTTAACCGCACGACGGAATTGTTCTTGGCAACCATAATGTTGCCACCAATAGTTAATAATGGCTTCTGTTACGACAGCTTTATCTGCGTCTTGTGGTCGCTTTGCATTAACCGTAATTTTTGGGTGATTAATAGATACAGCGGGTGAAATAACGTTGATGGTTGCAAACGCAATGTTGATTAAAAGTTGGTCTTCTTTGATGTCAGTGCGATGGTGCTTACCACGGTACAAATCAATTAGACGACTCCAAAGGTCGTCGTAGCGTTCTTCTTGTCGCCAACGGCGTGACTGTTCCAGTTTCTCTCGATACTTCTTTAGGATTTCCGTGTTAGTCATTCGTGCCATTATTTATCCTCTTTGCCCTTGTGCCAACCAATATGTTCATCTAACTTACTACCGACCTTATCCACCTTTATGCCTATTGCTTCCAGCAACTCCCTACCTTCTGCATGTTGTTCTGAGTTTTCTTTGCGTAGCTTGCTCAGGACTACTACTACCGGGCCCGTAATAACGGCAACGACAATCGGGACCCAGATTTCAGGCATGGCATTAAATCCAACGACTGCCAACGGGCTCGGCGTTAATGCCATTTATCTTGGCATCTGCAACTTGCTTTTCCTGACGTTCCTTAATGGTTGGTCCATGGAAGTCTTCTTTGCCGTAGGTAAACCCCAGATTTACCGTGCCTATGTGGCATTTAAAGCAAATAGCACCCCGCCTTGGCAATTCTGGTGCATAAAACTCTGTTGAACAGTTCTCGCAGGTTATGGAAAGCATCAATACAATCCTAAATCGTTACTTTTCTGACATTTTCTGCCCCGATTGGTTGTCTTCCTGGTTTTGGGGCCTTCAGAATGTGTTGGCTCCACCAATCAAAAGTATTCTTTTTGGGGGCAATGGTAATTCTATATTCGGGTAGCCAAACATATTTAAGCATTTGGTTACAGATAGCCAAAGACATAACTCTGTCGTCGTGGGGTGAGCCGTGCATTTTTCCGTTTTGCTCACGGATAAAAGTACGCAACTCGGCAATTGTTGATTTGCACGAAATGTACAAAGCACCATCTCGTATGTTCCCGTTTAGTTCGTCAATGGCTAAAGGTTTAGAAACCGATGTTGTGCGCCAACCCAAAGTCTCGCTGACTGTTGGGTTGCGTTGACCAAGCCGTCTTTGACGAAACAGATTCTTGTATCCCACGCGTTGCAACCCCTTCAGGGTTGTCAACCCGTGGTTGTTTGACTCAACACCAATCAGACAATGGTTGTACCACCAACCCAAAGCAAACAAAACTTCTTCACCAAATATGTCTGCGTCCACATGACCATGCCAATGTGCCACAACCAAACCTGTTTCAACATTGATTACATGTGCGGAACTAAAGTCGCCATGACCAAGACCTTCGGCAACGTCAGCACCAATAACATAAACTTGACCACGCTCAGGGAACTCCCACACAGCAAGTTCACCACCATCTTCTCTAAACTCATAAACACCCTTACCCATTCCTTTGTGTAAATAGCCACGACTTGGTTCTTCGGACTCATACGCGCGCAAGGCTTCCAAATCAAACACGGGGCGACCAGAACGGATAAAGGCTTCATCTGGGTCGGATGGATATTCTTGTGCCATTTGCCAATCAGGCAAGTCACGCTTCTTGGCTTCGTACCATTCTTCGTCACGGTCGCCAGCAGACCAAGGGAAGAAGATTCCCGTAAATCTATTTGTGTTGGTTTGAGAACCAACCCATAGTTCGTGGAATATGTTGCCCTCACCGTTAGCTGTGGACAAACAGATAACGCGACCACCAACGTCGGCAACTGGTTCAATAGACGCCCAAGCTTCGCTTGGGTTTGGCAAGAACGCCATCTCGTCAATGATTACCAGGAATACCGATTCACCTCGGGCTGGGTCGTTGCCTGACGGCAGCGACTCAACAGCAGACTCGTTAGCGAACACAATCTTAAGTTGATTATCAGAAAGCAACTCTGGACCATGTTTGCGCATCCATGCCGGCAACATTTTGTAACCATATTTTGATTTTTGCAGCAACTTGGCTGCTTCGCGCTCTGTGCGCGAAAGCATAACAATAAATCTGTCAGGCCAAAAGAAAGCCAACCAAAATGAATATGCAGACGCAAGGGTAGAGAACCCAATCTGTCGTGCTTTAAGCACTATCGAGTATCGGGTGGATAACCATGTGGCAATTGTTTCTCGTTGCGCATCACGCAACTCAAACTTGATACGACCCCGTTCAGGGTGGCGTATCATCCAATAGTTGGAACAGAAATATTCAAATGCTTCAACCTGTTGTTCTAAGGTTGCGTCCTCAGGACCTTTACATTTTCTCCATTCCTTCTCGTTGAGAAGGTCGGATAATTCCATTACTTCTTCTTGGTCTTAGTTCCAAACGCTGCGCTAATTTCTGCTGATGTAAGCTCGCCATCAACTGACGCTGCGGCAAGTTTCTGTACAACACCAAACAAGGCTGTAAGTCCTGCAACACCAGCCGACTTAATCACATCAACACCGAGGATTGCTCCACCTGTGATGATTGGTAATGCGCTGGCAATAAACAACGATACAAGTCGTTGTCCAAGGTCTAGGGCTTTTGCAATTGCTGAGTTCATTTTTCATCTTTCTGACTTAGGGTTATTACGGAATGAAGAACCACGGCAGTACCTGTCAAAAACACAGCCTGACGAAAAGTAGGTCCAGACAAGGTAATCAATACCATGCCCGTGCCCGCCCAAGTCCAAGTGTTCTCAGCTAGATAGTTAAGTAGTTTCTTCATAATTTACCTGTCTTAATATGGACACTTGGTAACATCGTTAACAAGGACCCAATAACTACAAGGGTTCTACGGGTGCGAACCGGCACGTTAGAGCCGGTTGGCACATAGTCATCAAACTTAGAACTAAAAATATCAATAGTTTTCTCAAAAGCTTGCTTGATTTCTGTTGGCGCTTCCTGAATGGCTTCAGTAAACGCCTCCAACTGTTCCTCAGACAGTTCGTCCACAACGATTTGTTCAAAAAGTTCTTCAGCTTGAGTTTCGGTAATAGCAGCCAAAACTTCAGGGCTTGATGCTATTTCCGTTGCTTGGTCCGAGGTGATATCCGCGGCTAAGACTTGGGTAATAGCCTCCACAATCTGTTCAGGTGCGGCTTCGGTAAGGGTTTCTAAGATTTGTTCTACTTGTTCGTCAGTGACGGGTTCATCTTCGATGACTTCTTCCAATACTTCTGTTACTTGTTCGTCTGCTACAAGTTCGGGTAGAGTAATAGGTGATGAATCCGTTTCTTCTAATAGTGTTGTTTCTGTTATATATTCCGGTAGCTCTATTGTGTCTTCTGGCTGTTCTGTTTCGTCAAGAACAGGCCCGACTTCGTAGTCGGGAAAAAATGTCTCAAGAATGGTTGTCTCAACAGGCACAACAGGTTCTTCAACAGGACCGTCAGGATAGGGTATAAATGTTTCTGGTTCTGTTGTGTCAGGCAAAATCACTTCGTCTGGTTCGGTTATAAATGTTTCTGGTGCTGTGGTTTCGGGTAAGACAACTATGGTTTCGGGTACGGTTATGGTGGTTATCGGTTGAGTCTCAATGGTGGGACTAGTAGTAGTGGTTTGCGGGGGAGTGTAAGGTGCTTGCGTTGTTGTCGGGGCTGGTTGAGTTGTTGTGGTCGTGGTTGTCGTTGTACTTTCAACTGATGTGGTTGTGCTTGTCTGAACTGGCTCGCTG